CCAGCACCAGCACCAGCACCAGCACCAGCACCAGCACCAGCACCAGCACCAGCACCAGCACCAGCACCAGCACCAGCACCAGCATCAGCACCACTACTGCTTGAGAACTGGAATAGACCACCGGCAGCAGCAGCAGCAGCACCAGGACCGCAATTACTCCTTGAAAATCGTAAAAATAATAAGCCAAAGCGTAGACGGATAGTGATTGATAATAATAATAACGGAGAGCCGATAGGACATTTAGATGAAGACGATGAAGAAGAGCGTGAATCATTTGGACCAAAACAGTCGCGTGGTTTACCGGCAAGCAGCGATGAAGAGGAAGAAGAGGAGGAAGAGGAAGAGGAAGAGGAAGAGAAGCCAAAGCGTAAGCGAATCGTTATAAAGAATAATAATAACACAGAGCCGACAGGACACCTTGACGAAGACCACAATGACGAAGACAATAGAACAGCATTTGGACCAGAACACCCTCGTAAGAGAGGATATGAGCCAGTGCCATTAAACAATGAAAATAATAATACATGGACTGTAAATAATAATAATGACGAAAATCTCCTTCCACCATCGAACAATGACGAACCGCCTCCGCCACCGAATGATGACGAAGCACCGCCGCCACCACCTAACAATAATCAAGATCAGCCGGCAAATCGCAAGTTAGTTATGGGTGTAGGAAAAGAGGACCGCACAACAACTGAGATCGCGAAACAGTTAGGTGAAGCCATCAAGCGTGAACCAAATAGAGGCAAAGACATTAATAAAGATGAGAAATATGACCAACTCAAGGAACTTCAAGCGGCTTATGAAGACGGTGACAAGGTCCGCGACTTCAAGGATGTAGAGCCGCTTATCAACGAATTCTTAGAGGGCTTTGATGCCGATGGACCATTGAAGACCGCTTTCCTCAAGAACTACAAAACGAAATTGGATAAGACACACTGGACACTATACCTGAAGAATCTGTTTGAAGCCATAGGAAAATTAAGTAATAAACCATCGGTACTCAACACTACCAGAAAGAAAGGCGGCAGACGCGCACAAAGAAAATCTACCCGCTATACAAGAAAGAATCGTAAATGAATATTCTCCTAAAGGCAAAGTACAGTTTTTACAGCGCCCTAGTGTTTTTCCTAGTCGCCAACCCTGAGACCTATAAGATTACCGATTGGCTGTTCAGCCGGTTCATGCCAGAAATCGCCAACAACGCTGGCGCACCAACCCCTGTAGGTCTCTTTGTTCACACCATCATTTTCTTTAGCGTCATGTTAGCACTCATGATGTTCCCACGCGACTAGACCCATACAAATATCGCCCGGTTAGTTAAGAAGCCCTATGGCACCAACTCGCCGTAAATACCATCCTACTCGTTATTACGCTGGTCTTTCCAAGACCCAAAAAGCAAAGCGTTATAAGGAGATTCAGCATTTTGGCGCCATTGATTGGCGGTCACCACGAGCCTACCAGGGATTCAAAACCGATAAAGGGGTCAAAACGAAGACCTCATCATACATTGAACAACTCACCCGTAAGTTCCGCAGTATGGGCGTTGATCCGAATAAGACCAAATCTCTTAAGGCAAAAGCCGCCGTCACTGGTGTCCCCCTTCGTTTCCTCAAAGCCTCCTATAACCGCGGTTTAGCCGCCTGGCGCACCGGTCATCGTCCAGGTGCCACCGAGCAGCAGTGGGGTTACGCACGCGTGGCGTCCATGCTTGTCTGCGGCAAAACCGCCCAAGGACCCGATGCTGATATTGTTAGAAACGCCAGGAAATCTTCCGCATCCGCCCGCAAATGGTGGAAGAACTGTAAGCCCTAAACACCATACCCAGCCGGTGCCACTCCATTATTTACCTCCAAGTCCTTTTTCGCCTGTTCAATAAGCGGAGGAATAAGTGCCATTGCTTCTCGTGAAACAAACCAACCGTTTGTCACATATTTGAACATACGATCTTGGAACATCGCCTTTACGCGCACCCAATGTTCATGATCGGTCCAATCAGGATGAATTCGCAATTGATACTGATAGCACCGATGAACCCGATAGGAGCACAGTAGATCCGCCTGGCGGACTACGTGATACACACGGTCCCAATCACCATGATCAGGAAAGACTGGCTTCCTATCCACAACTGCCCCACATAACTTACTATAGGACATTGTAGTAATCATGGACAGAAGTGCATCCGCCCGCGCATCACTCCATCCAATACTTGTTAGAAACTGATGGACGTGTAGGGATGCTAGTTCAGGATCTACGTACTTCTTATCAACGCAGTCGTGAAGAGCGGCAGCGTACCTTACCATTGATTTCTCATCCATGCTAAATGAATAGTCCATTAGCTTCTCAGCAAAGTACACACAATCACGCGAGTGGGTAACATCATGGCTAGGGTCTATATTGTACTCTTTACAGAACGTATCTATAAAGTTATATAAGATATCCATTGTTACCAACTAAACTACCGTATGCAGCCGTCTCAATTTTTTCTAATATATCACAAAAAGTGAAGTATACATATAAATACTACCATTGAGTAGAATGGCGGTATTTATAAAGAAGGTCAGCCCCAACACTATAGAGGATGAAGCAGAACTTCAAAACATAGCAGCATCGTATGGATTTGCGCCTAAAGTTTATAAGACAACAGAGGACGAGATTCATATGGAGGACCTACAGGAAATGTGTATTGCTGATAAGTATGGAGAAGATCCCACTAGTATTCCCGCATACATTTGGGTCTCTATTCGTACTATAATTCATACATTGTATCACAGAGAAGGTATTGAATATATTGATATTACTCCTTACAATTTTATTGAAAAGGACAAAAAGGTGTATATTATTGACTTTGGACACGCCAGTTATTACAAGTCCAAAGAAATGATGAACTGGTTTCTCAAAGAGTTTCTAGAGGATGGCGTCAATACATGGAATCCAGATTTCAAATAAACATAAAAATTGACCTAAACCCGTAACAATAATCATATACCACAAGTAAATAAAATGGGGTTTGATCTTAACATTCATGCTGATCTACTGATTTGTTCGGATACAGGAAAGCCGTACTTCTATATTTCTGATGGTTCTCGTATGCGTATTTATGACCTGTCAAAACTCACGATTCCTAAGGAGCATAGACGGTTCCTCAATCAGCGGGGAAGCATCTTTCACGCCTATACAACGTGTGTCTTTGAAAATAAGGATATTTATAATGTGTCTGTTTACGAATTTCTAGAGAAGTATCCGTCATGGGACGTAGTCAAGTCCTATGATGAGGAGTGTGTATATTGGACGGAAAAGGATCACAATGAATTCAAGGCGGCACTGGAATGGTTCAACAAGGATTATATTCAATATCGTATTGATTGGTCATATTAATCGTAACTATAAGTAAGATGGAACAGCTAAGAAATGCTGTAAGCAGAATCGGCGTAGAGGAACTTGTCAATTGCGTTCTTGTTCAAGAAGGCGTAAGAAACGCTTTTTTACTTCAGTATATTGATTATGGGGAAAACTCACCATACAACCTAGAATCAAGCCAAAAACTTGTAGGGATACAAAAGTATTTTCCCGATTTGAAACAGTCGCCGAGTATTGAAGGAATGATTATTTCTAAAAATGCTTATACATGGGAAGAGATTTACAATGAAGAAGCTATGGGTAAAATTCTTGGATTTCCGTGCGCTGAAGAGTTTGTCTATATTCTTCGTCATCCAAAAGAACCATCGGTCACCATAGAAATTATCGTTCATTTGAAACCTGGAGGTGATAAGGATCGTGTTCAAATTATGGTATATCGGTGCCGAGATCTATCACACTTTCCAGAGGCGGTTGCCTTTGCAAAGGAAGTCGAACAGGTGTTGAAAAACGACCCGTTGATTGGACGAATTATTAAGAGTGTAGAAGCGAGGAAAACAATACGATTGGGCGAGCCTAAAAGAGTGACGAGAACCAAGTCATTTCGGAAACGCGGGAGCTCCCGTCGCCGCTCTCAGGCGTCTCGAAAACGAAGGGGAGACCAGGTGCTGAAATAGCCGCCTCTTTACAAAACTTCGCCAACTCATCCTTACCAATTGTACCTTCCCCGATATTGGCATGACGGTCCACATGGGCGCAGCATGCCGTTAACGAATCATTGAGATGAATGACGCCGACATTGGACCAGCCGATCTTCTCCCCAATAAGTGCCGCCAATCCAGTCATCTTATAGCCGCACGCAAAGACATGGCAGGTATCGACGCAGCAGCCGAACGACTCGGCACCATAAACACCGACCAAGTCCTTTACAAAGGCACCGAACACGCCCAAATCACGAGCGACTTCGGTGCCCTGACCCGCACAGGTCTCTAGCAGAAGCCGGCAGCACGGCGCACCACTACTGCGAGCAGCATCCATAACAGCGCAGAAGAACCCGCGCATGCGGCGCAGACCCTCGGCTTCGCCGAGTTTTAGGGACTTTCCGACGTGGATAACGACGCCTCGCGCACCAATTCGAGCACCTGCCTGGAGGAGATTAACGACAAGCGAAACCAGGCGCTTCCAGCTACTACAGTCAGCACCCGCCGTATCATCCCATGAACATGGATTGATGATATAGGGCGCATGGATGAAGAGACGTAGGTTAAGGGTCTCGACGACCAGTCTAACCTTATCACAGGTAGAGGGCGTCCACGCACAGTGGGCAAAGGATTTCGGCGATGCCGCAAATATCTGGGCAGCCGAAAAGGAGGGAAGTTTACCATGAAGGGAATGGAGAAAGGAGGAAAAGCCGGTGCCGTGACTACCGACACCAGTGCCGCAGTGATAACCGATAGGAGGAATAGACATTGTGTGCATCCTCTAATAAATTAAACCGCACACTTTCAATTTTTTCACTCGCCCCCGTAGGGTATGAATTACGAGATACTACTTTTGCTTTTAGTAACAGTACTTCTGTTACTCATCGTATGTGGCGTATTTACCAAAGCCGATACGATTTTCCTATGTACAACATTTTTTGACTGCCCGAAGCGCGATAGTTGGGCACTCTTTCAAAATGGTATAAATAAACTCATCAATCTCCACGACCCACAGACCCTTGCGCGCATTGACAAATGGATTGTTATTAATGAATACTGTAAGAAACCCAGGGCAAATTGGGCAAAACTTATGCATGAACAGTATCCGTTTATTACCTTTTTACAAAAAGGTGAACACGATGAAGGGCAGGTGAAATCACTCAACATACTACTTCCATACATAACTCCATATAAGTATTGGTTTCATTGGGAGGAGAGTTGGTACCCAGTACGCGCCTTCCTTACTGAGGCATTTAATATCATGGACACGACGGATATTACTCAACTTCAGTTAACAAATAATGAGCAGGATAAGATTGACTGGATGAAACGGACAACCGAACAGAAGACATGTACAACCGATTATTGTATTGTTCATCATTCCAAGATGATAGACGAGAATCTAGGGCAAAATAAGATTAAAACATTTGATCAGTTGGTTAGATACTGGCCCCTGTACTCCTTACAGCCGTCACTCAATCGTGTGAGGTTTTACGATTTTGGTAATTTCTCCACACGCAAGTTCCCGCCGCCACTGGTGGCAGAGTACGACTTTGCTGAGCGTTGGTACACCAAAGGCGGTGTAAAGGCGGTGTTCAAGGAGGGACCGCTCAAAAAGCCGGCAAATTATATCAGTACGCACGACTAACGGTCTAAATACGCGGCGCATTTATTTAGTAAAATGCCGCACACGGTCCAGTACGCATCCGATCTTCATTTAGACCATCTTCCCCCAAATATAGACTTCAAAACACTTATCACCCCTGTTGCACCTATTCTTATTCTTGCAGGCGATATAGCCTCGGTATGGTCCAATATCTACCAAGATTTTCTTGTATGGTGTTCCATTAATTGGAATCATGTGATTCTCATTGCAGGAAATCATGAATATTTTTGTAATGACCCGAAGATGCCCCGCAGTCGCCAGGATACGGAGCAACTATTGAAGCGCCTCAGTGCTGTACTTTATAATATCCATTATCTACAAGCCGGTCAAACCTATACGATTCCCAATACCAAACTTGTCTTTATTGGTGCTACCTTATACTCAGATATTGATCCCGAAATTCATGACGAAGTACTCGGCAAAGGCGATTTCACAAAGACATTTATAGAGCGCGGTGACAAACTCTGCCGAACGCATCCTATTGACCACCAAAAAGCGCACAAACGCCATAAACAATTACTCGCCGATGCCATTCGCGCCGTTCCACGAAATCATAAAGCGGTCGTCATCACTCATTATCTTCCTACGCATCGGCTTCTAGAGCCCGAGTATCAGGATGACTGCTGGCGGTCCTGTTATGCGTCCAAAGACGACGATCTGTTTAGACTACCGGTCCGTGTATGGATTTGCGGGCACGGACACCGCAGTGCCTATATCCACGCAAAGAATAATATCCTTGTCGCTATGAACGCCCGAGGATATAAGCAGTACGAACTTAATCGCAAAGTGGATGTTTACCAGCCAACTGCGGCATTCATTCTCTAACCCCATTGTAAGGAATGGCTGATAATGCCGCAAAATTAGCAGCCGAGAGAGCAAAATGGCACCGACAACATTTATTGGCGGTGCGATTACTTACACGACAAGGAAGAAATACGAGCAATTTTACACATAAAAATCTGGAAAAAAAGATAAGAAATATGCTGAATGCCGAAAAGCTAGAAAGAAAGGTGTCTAGAGCAGCCAGAACAGAAAAAGAAGAGCCGCAGCTTCTACCACTTGAGCCGCCTTTGCGTAATGCGGTAGAAGATAAACTACTTACCCGCGTGAGACGAACCAGACGCAGCAGCACCAGGCGCAGCAGCAGCACCAGGCGCAGCAGCAGCACCAGGCGCAGCAGCAGCAGCAGAAAGAGCAAGCGTCTGTTTTAGTTTTTCCAAGTACAAAATACCGTCCATCAGTTCCTCTTGGGCGTGCTGGATCCAATCGCCCGCTCCTAAGTCTGTGCGGTCAAGGGTGACCCCGTACTTCGTCACGCCTACTGCAGAACGCTGCAGAAACTTAGCGACTACCGCGCGCACAATCGAATCGTTACAGGACTCCATACTCTAATTGTTAGTAGCACAGGAAGTTTAGATAATCACCCATAAAATTTGATTCTTCGTTATCCTAAAAAGGGCAATAAACAATCAATGCAAGCTTCACGTAAGATTATTCATACAGCTGCGAGTGCCTCACCCGCCGCTATAATTCGTCTTCAGTATGTCAGCAATCTATATGTAACCCGTCACGAAAAGCCACTGTTCCCACTATTTCTCCAACCCGCCGCACCAATTCTTGCACTTGTTGGAAATATAGGACATCCTTCAAGTGACTATTATAGTAGTTTCTTTACTTGGGCAGCCTCACGCTGGCATTCCATCATCTATATTCCTGGTGAAGTGGAAGAAAGTATGTCGAATAATCTATATGATATATTGAAACACCATGATAATGTATTTATGCTGACGAAGCAAAATCCATTCTATATTTATGAGCCATACAAACTTGCGTTATGGACACCAACTGAACCAAGTTCGTATAGAAAACTCTTTATCTTTACATACGGTTGTCAAGATCGACGCACATGTCTAACGCACCATGGAACGATTTATAGTCACGGAATGAATGGAACAAGTGGTAAAATTTATGTAAATTCTCGAGGGTATGAGGAAAGCCCAGCGGATGGATTTCAAACCGATGCGGTTCTAACAATATCTTCAAACTAGATAGAAAACATAATGTCAGCAAAGGAGTACAAAATGACAGTTAAGGGTGTCATGCACTGGGCACAAAACGAACTTGAGCATGTAGGCTACTTAGTAGGGGTTAAAGATCCCGATATTCAGTATGCATATGCGCAGAGTGTTGTGAATGGTATGCTCCACTTACGTGATGCTCTCTTTGAACTTGTAAATGACCCGAACTATTCTACACACCACGAAGATTTACAGCGTATACACGATAAGGTAGTACGCGTTGTGAAACATCTTATCAAAGATTTCAATGTGAACTTAGAGGAGATTAAGACTTTTAATACGCATCATGTACTCAGTAATCTTTCTTACTTGAACGAGAACAAACTGAAGCTGAGCGGTGGTCGCCGCCGAATGACTCGTAAGAATCGCCGATACTAAATTAGAATGGAGCTTGCGGATTTTTTATCGCTGACCGGTGTTGCGACTATCACACTTCCGCTCATTGGCGCTATCACATCTCTTAAGAATACAACACGATACATGACAGTTTCTGTTGTATTATTTGGCGTTATAATAGGCTCAAAACTGTTAAAACAGATAATCAAAGATCCGAGACCGGCAGGCGCAATGAATTGTAATATCCAAAACAGTGGTGGATCGGCAAAGGGTGAATACGGTATGCCAAGTGAGCATATGGCAGTGAGTTCGTATATGATTTTGTCTACCTTGTTTATCAGTACAAAAAATCCAGTTATTTGGAGTTTAGGAATTACGTGGCTATCGGCAATTGGCTGGGCACGTTACGCAAAACATTGTCATTCATTGGCACAAGTGATTGGGGGAACAGTGTATGGTAGCGGGGTTGCACTGATCCTTCAATGTCTAATAAAAAATATTGTATAGTAGAAACAATGGCAACGATTGGGCGCGCAAACCATGCATCCTATTTGAATACCAGCCGCCTGTCGTACTATTCGGCAGCAAATTTTTACAATAATTTTTTTACATACACAACCAGCGTCAACGCGCAGGGCACCACGGTAGGCTCATTATCATCGGTCAGTGGCGCAACATTGGCAAACTGCCCGGCGGGTCGTGTTTTAAGAGAGACCGGTCGCAAGCTCTATCCAGGTGCCAATCCTAGCATTAATACTTACATGGTGAGTGTGTACGATGCGCAGACGCAGCTCACGGGCTTCATTGATCCTAACTCGTCTGTGTTTACTATTTACAATACGGATAAGCCAAACTTCATTACGGATGGCGTTGACCCGACAGCAAATGTTACGGATGCTGGTATGTCTATTTACACCTTGGGTAATATTACAGCAGGTGGATTTATTTCTACGGCGTCCTACATTACGTCGGCATCCACAATTACTGCCGCCTCCGGTAATGTTGTAGCAACGACGGGTCATGTTACAGCAGGCACGTACTACAACGGTGGTGTTATTACCCCTGCTATTTACTACACTGGATATACGCAATTACCTTACAATAATGCGGCGGGCTCAAATAACGCCGATGTCTTTGCGAATCCCGCATTAGGCAATGTAGCGAATATCACTATAATGAGCACAATGACAAATCTGAACGCCACACTAAACTTATACATCCGTGATCCTACAAATCCTTCAAATCCTTTGAGCACGCCAACACTGGCTGTAGGTGAGCCGTTTACAGTGGTGATTAATAACCAGAGTGGTAATACGCCGCACATCACATTTGCCGGCAATGAGATTCGCGCCCAGCAGCCATCGCAGTATTACATGTCCTCACTAACGCGAACAGTCTACTCATTTTTAACCCTAAATAACAGCGGTCCTGCTAACGGTGGCGGTCCCGCAATTGTGGCGCTCAACGGTGGTGTACCGAACCAGAATACTTACCCCGTATAATTATGAACATACTATATTTTATATAGTTAATTCAAAAATATATATTATTACCATTTACGCAGTAGGGTACCACTTAAATGTACCATTTACGCAGTAGGGTACGAAGGATCCATCAGGATGCCGCACTGACCAGCACCACCGTTGTACACCTTGCCCTTACCGAGAAGGATATAGCCGTTCATTCCCCAATCAGCGCCCCAAGAGTTCTTTACCTTCCAAAACTCGTTGCCGCTCGCCGAGTCCGTGCCGTAGCCGACCGCCAGTACACCGTGATCCAGCTGGGTGCCGCACGCAGCCGTCATAACACCACCGCTGTAGAGCTGGAAGGAGTTCTGGTCCGCCTCAACGGCAACCGACACGGGCTGCTGTGCAATCGCCGTCTCGAGTGCTGGCTCCGAGTTGACCGTTACATCCGTGTACGACTTAATCTTCGCCGCCACCTGCTTCGCCTTGGCAGCGGAGCAAGTGCCATCCTGCGCCGTGTAGGGATAGTTCGCCTCAGTGGTGAGACCCTTGTTTGCAATAATGTACTCAAAGGCGGAGTCCATGAGACCACCGTTGCAGCCCTGGTTACCCTGGGCAGACGAGCAGTCAACGAGTTGCTGCTCAGAGAGGGAGACGAGCGTACCATTGGAGAGAAACCACGCTCCCTCAACCGAGCCGGTGGTCGAGAACGCCCAGCAGGAGCCGCACTGTCCCTGGTTCTTGACCGCCGTCACGGCACCCTTCGTCGTCCAGTCAACGGAAGAAGGAGCGACAAAGGCAGGCGTAGTAAAGTTGCGGTGTGGGAACGAGCGGCGGTAAGCCTGGTACATGTCGTAGCCGCCCGTGATGTAAGTCTCGGCAAACTCGTCGGCAGTGAGGTCGGCAAACTTGTTCATCGCCATCGTCCAGGAGTGACCAGCAGCATTGTGGTCCTCAACCTTGATGAGGTTGGAGTGCCAGACATACTCACGGTACTCCGCCTCGCTCACGGACGAGTATGTACGATTGAAGGTATTCGCCCACTCGGAGAAAGGGGACGCAGCAGCGATAGCGAGTAGAGAGAGGAACGCCAACATGGTATGTGTATAAATATGCTAACGACTTTAAATCCGCGCCGCAAATTTTTCTTTATGCAATATAGGATGGCAAAAAACAATCGCCGAACGCGTAAAAATACTCGCAAAAACAAACACACCCGCAAGAATCGTCGCGGAGGTCAGCGTGCGAACGCGTCCACTTGCCCACCGGGTCAGATTGGAAAAAATTTTCAGAACTGGGGCGGTAACTGTGGTCCAACAAATAGCTCGTATACACTAATGACTGGACTTAAACAACAATAATTTGATGAGAATCAACACGCTCCTCAGGCGGCACATAGCGCAACCCGAGGAACGCAAAGATATCACGCTCGCTCTTCATGCCCGGCGGCATAGGAGCCTTTGAGCCCTTAAGGGGTACCATAGCATGCTCATTGAGGGTATAGCCCTTATCATTTACATACTTACGAAAGGCGACATTAAACTTATCGGAGCCGGTGAAATACAGCAGGGCGTAGGCGTACTCGGCGGGCGGTGTGAGCAGCAAATCTAAGCGCCGTGCCTTTCCCTTAGCACTCTTGGACACATAGCCCATCCACTTCTTCTCACCGCTGACAAGTTCATCCAGGATATAGCCCTCTTCAACCAGTGTATCTACAAATTCATGGAAGAGACGCTTTGCCGCCGCTTCGCTCGTACCCGCCTTATAAGTGATGAGCATATCCACATCACCGCTATCAGCAGCGCCACGGCGGTATGAGCCGACGACCTCACCGTCCAAGTCATCGGGCATAAAACCGATTAGAATGTCTTCGTGGGCGCGCATTTCTGCACGCGGAATACGCAGCGTAGCGGTGTCATGGTATTTGAGACCCATCTTCTGGGTATCATTAAGGAGCGACGGATCCGCCGCCACCGCCGCCGAGAGTGCCGCCACGCTCTTGATCCCCGCCGCCACGAGTTCGCGCGCCTTAACCGGACCAATGCCGTGAACCGTCATAAGTTCGTCCACAGCGTCAATGGAGTACGCCGCTTTTATTCGCTCTGCCGACGCCAAGCCGCCGGTCGCCAGAATTTCTTTGATTTTCTCTTCGATCTTCTCGCCGATACCGGTTACACCGGCGAGATCGTTATAGGAATGAATGGGTTTATTTAGGCGCTGGATCTGGTCCATCACCTTTTTGTAAGCACGCGCTTTGAAGGAGGAAGTCTTTTCGCCCTTGGCGATCTCGCCCTTACGCATCGTCTCAAGCGCCGAAAGAATGGAAGCTGTATGATTCATTTTAAAAGGATGGAAGAATTTGGGCACAAATCAAAACCGCACCGGCAGCATTTCAATTTTTTCCGTCCACCACTATAACAGGTCGCCATGGACCATTTTAACCAGATACTGGACAAGGCGTTTCCAAACAGCAAAACGAGAGAGAATTATAAGAGTCGCCTCCGCGGTCTCACGCGATCACTCGATGTAGACGATCCTATGGAGATATTGAAAGCGCCCGACACCTATTACCCTAAGTTACAAGAACTGTATCCGTCGTTTACAACCCGTAAAAACATGCTAACACTCATTTTGGTGCTGTTCCGCGAAGATACACAACTCAAAACGGCGGCAGCCGATGCCGCCGAGAAATGGAAGAAGCGACACGATGATCTTGTTAGAATCCAGGAGGCGAAAGTACGCCGGTCAGAGCCCGAGGCAAAACAGATCGAAAAGTACACAAGTTATGAAGAGATTACGGATAAGTACAAAGAACTCAAAAATAAGACTCCGCACAATACGCTCAAATCAAGTCAGCAGTTTTTGCTTTTATCCGTTTTAGTTCATTTGAGACCAAAACGCGCCGATTTAGGAGCACTCAAAGTGTATAAGGAGAACGATCCTCGTAAGACGGATGAGAACTACATTGTTTTACGCACAGAAGGCACCTCTTATCTAGTTATGAACTTGTATAAGACGAGCAAGTATTATCAGACGGTAGAAGAAGATTTGACAGAGGAACTGACCAAGGACCTACGCACATCATTGGCACGCCATCCGCGTACCTATGTATTTTCAAAAGAAAACGGCGAACCAATGAGCAATAATACCTATTCGGTATTTGTAAAATCTACATTTCAAGAACTATTTGGAAGAGCAACCGGTGTCTCTTTGCTGCGCCATATTTATATTACCGAAAAGTTGGATTTTGATGATATGACGATACAAGAACAGGAGGATGAGGCAAAACTTATGCTTCATACATCTGGACTTCAGCGGCGCTACAAGTGGCCGAAGAAGGTCATTTGTCCAAAACTCTGCGCGCCTTACATGAAAATAGATGCAACGCCAAGGACACGAAAATTTAAGAGAAAACTTTCTCCTAAAAAGCCTACGAAGAAGGCGCATCCAGAGTAGCCATTAGTGTATGCACAGCCATAACGATACCTGGATTATGGCTATAATCATGAAGCATGGATAAAATAACCGATTGGAGAATGCGGTACTTGCGTTCCCAGGGATTCATACCTTGCTGCTGTACAGGCGTAGGAATCGGTAGTTCATCACCTGATATATCACTCACCTCTTCAAGATTATTATCCGCCGCCGACGGCACTTCCTCTACGATCTCATTTGTTACATCATCGCCGCCAGTAATACCCGCCTTTACCCTTGCATCCAAGATGTCGTCTCCGTGCTTCTTGAATGTATCCCATACAACATCGTGCGCCTTTGAGCAGTACTCAACACCAAGCGCTTCCAGTACTGCAGCTGCCTTTAGGAGTTTGATAACTGCCGCCTTGGGTTTCGCAAATGAGGCGCGGGTGCGAAGTTTGAGTGGGAACCCTTTAATCCATTCCACAGGCTCATGAAGTATAAAATCAATATAATCACGAAGCGTGCTCTCATTTTTGAATTTGAACCCCTCGTATACGACAGTGAAGTAGCGTTCGTTGGCACCGAGTAGAGCGGCAGCATTTTTTAAAAGCATTCTATTTATTCAATGAAACAAAAGTTTAAATCCACAATAGAGATGTTTCAACTTGCTATTGTGGGCTTGGGACCCGCGGGCATTTTTACATTAGCGTCTCTACCGGAGGATATGTTGCCCGAAACGCTTATATTAGAGCGATCGTGTATCGGCGGAGACATATCGTCGCAATATAGTAGCGTGATTGCGAATATTACAAAGGAATGGTTCATTAAAACATTTAAGACAATTCCAAAATGGGCAAACCAGTCGTTTCCAGAACTGGACGGATACCAACCCACGGAGGCACCCAAACTCGCGGATATTTGTAAGATACTCAGGAGGCTCATTATGCCAGATGTCCAGAAGGCACATCTTCATACAACGGCGCTCTCCAATCTTGTTCAAACCGATGACGGCTGGAATCTTATTACAACAAAAGAGACATATCAAGCTAAGAAAGTGATCTTGTGTATTGGTGCTACACCGAAAACAATGGATCTGCCGCTACCATCTATACCATTACCGATAGCCCTTTCACAGGAGCAACTTGCTCATTCTGTATCACCGACCGATACAATTGTCGTATTTGGTACCTCACATAGTGGAACACTTGTGTTAAAAAATCTTAAACAACTGGGATGTACAAATGTGTACGCAATATACAAAGGAAAAGATCCGTTTACAATTGCCACAAACGGAGCAATGGGAGAAGGGCTGAAATTAGCAGGAGCGCTTGTCGCCCAAGAGATTAATCAGAAGGAATGGGGTTCGCTTGCGCCGACGCTTATAAATTACGACGATTTTGCGACGATTTATAGAGTTCTGTCCAAAGCCAATGCCGTAATTTACGCAATTGGATTTGAGCCACGCATATTTACATATACAAATAAAACCGGTACATGCGGTCCTATTAAAAATGATACTCCAGGTATATACGGTTTTGGTATTGGACGCCCACGTATAGGAAAAACACCTACAGGTGAGATATTTGTAGATATTGGATTTGAAGGATTTATTAAGGCGATACAGGCGGAACTCCCTGATATACTTTCAGCGTAGATTCTAATACATTTACACGGGCATGCAGAGAATGAATTTCCGCCAAACAGAGGGTCACTAACTTAGGATAATCTACGTGTAGCACCCCCTTCTTATCACGCTCAACACACAGGGGCTCAATCGCCTGGACATCGTCGGCAAAGACGCCGATGTCACGCTGCCCCGAGGCAATCCATGTAAATTCTACCGCTTTAGGCAACCCTTTTGGTACATAGGGTGTAGCGTCTTTCTTGAGTTTAGGATCGGATGGTGTTAGAAACGCCTGGGCATATACATCGCCATCGGCGAACATGTTTCCCATAGTGAGTGATGATGGTAAACCAAAGCGACTGAGGTACAAATTGCCCTGTCGCACAATGACATCACCATCAACATCAAGAGGTGCCAAGGGTGATTGGACACCGATACCCAGGTACCCTGCAGCGGTAAATCGCGCAACCTCTTGGTTATTTACATAGAATAACTGATTGTTAGACGCGTTAACACCGTTAGAGTACAATAAAGGTACATTGTTGTAATAAATAATAGAATTACTGAGATTAAGATTATTTTTCACAGTAATATTGGAACCGTTATACGCCTGTAGGTAATTCGTCTTAACTAAATAACTGTTGACATCAATCATGTTTAACAATTGTGTAACATTGTAGTTTTTTGCACTTGAATTTCCCGTTGCTGATGTAATAACATTCTGAAGTTCTGGCACATTCACTAAATACCTATTGGGGTTTGTGAGAATGGTCCCCATTTCTATATGTGTAGACGAAAAAAACCTATCTAAAACGAATGTAAGCCATAGAAATAGGATGTCAGGGAGACTGTATAATGCGTATCCGTCCGATTCGGAGTCGGATACGGACACGGGAAGTACTGCCACAGATTTGACACAGAGTTCCGATGTTACAGAAGAGTATCTTATTAATGTCCCCGGTACCAAGCCTCCTGTAAGAAGTGGAGTCTATGAAATACCTGGAAAGGGAGACAGTGCACCGACAAACTCTGGTACAGAGTTAAAATTTACATCAATTGAAAATACTTCGTTGTTTATGTTGAATTCACGCGATCGTGATACAAATGTGTATCCGTTGCCTACATTTTTTACACTTCGTCTTCCCCGTGTGTATAAAAATGTGAAAGCGATTACACTGAGTCAAATAAATTTGCTCAATTCGTTTTTCAACTTTACAGCAGCACAACAAAACACATTCATGTATGTGTACGAAGAAGGGCGCGTATTGGCAGATGGTTCATCCAACATTGTAAAAGTTCAAATTCGCGATGGAACCTATAATACAACGGATCTCGTGACGGAATTAACAAATGCGATGAACGCTACGCCAATTTTCGCCAACATTGGATTTACATCCTTTTTTTCACAATTTCAGTTGAATGGTGATTTTACTGTATTGTTTAATACGCCTGGACCAATTGTGTATAATTCATTAACAAATACATATGAATACAATCTTTCTATCAACGATATTGTTGCGCGGTATTTTCAGGCAAGCCAGACAAGCGGTATTAAAAATTTTACTTATAATGAAGCCTTAGTCGCATATTACTATCCAATTATGAAAGAAATGATTATTACATCAAATGTGACGGTTCCATTTAGCACAGTAGGATTGACAATTCCTACTGGATTTTCTAGTTGGTACGACTACATTGTATATGGATTTCAGGGTGTGGATGACCCAAATATACTTGCCATAGCGAGTGATACTGCCAATCAGGAATTATTTGCAAATTATCATTATCAAAATACATTCAATACCTCTCTTGTGAATCAGTATACTTGTACCTATAATTCACAACAGGGTCGTCTCGTGATTTCTGCGCCAAATCTTAATCAAAGCATTGCATCCGATTTAAATACAGAATATTCAAATATCTTGAATTCGCTTATTCAAGCAAATACACCGTATACAAGCATAGACCAATTCAACGCAGTCTATACATCACTTCAATACTCAAATACTGTGCTTATCGCTTTTTATAACTGGCTCCAAGGACAATTTACCAGCAACTTTGGTATTAATTTTGGAACCTATTCTCTGGGATTCTACGGAAATTCTAATAATAATATCACACTTTACAACACATTAAATGAATTTGGATGGAATCTTACTTTGACTCCTACAGTGTCAGTGAATCAAATTAATTCAAATACACCAGCACAACAGACATCCAATTACTGGCCAAATATTATTTTTCCAAAGACAGCCAAAACACCTGCAGTATCAACCTTCATATCTACAATTAATTTGGGGCAACTAAAATTCCAAAATGCCGGTGAATCACAATATGGATACACGGATATTTCATTCTCCATTCTTCCTACAAGTTATATTCGTACAATATTTCGAACGCCGTGCAGACAGGATTTGAATTTTTTAACAATTCCGCGTTATATTAATGAACGGGGTCCAGGAACACAAGAGGTATATAATTTCAATATAAATACATCTACTCCATCTCTATTATTTGATGTAAGAACCTCGCCCAACATATATATACTTACAGATGTATCAGGTAATATACTTTTTAACATGTATACAATTGTCCAGAACATGTTTAATACTGCCGATTATATGCGTGCCCTTGACCAATGGGTGAATTATATGTATACACAAGTTTTATCGGGCTCTCGTGTGCAACCAACATCGCAAAACTACAACAAACATCCAGTAATAGGCGATATTGGGTTAACAAGTTATCGTCCATTTATATTTTTTCAAGTGAATGCTGATCAATACCCCCTTTCACCCGATGCATATTTTAATATTGCATTTTATGTAGAATCCGAGAACGGTGTGCCTTTTCCAGCCGATATCACAATTACATGGTACAAGGACCGCGCAGGATTTATGGCAGATGTGCTACAAGCCTTGCCATCTATTAATCCAAGTGTAGAAGATCCGCGCCATTATTTTCAGACACAGACCTATCCCGCAGGAACTCTATCTGCGCAAATGACTGTATCGGTAACAAATCTACAACAAACCTATTTTTATGTACATTACACGAATAGTACGAATCTGCCCGCTATTAATCTTCGCGCATTTTGTGTACTTGCCGATGTGTATGGTGCATACACCCAAGCAACACAGAATGATATGTTGGATATGCCTTTTGAGAATCTACCGCCAATTGATGACCAATATACACCAGCAAGTGCTATATACAACAACAGTCTTATTTCTATTTATTCAACAACGGTTACCACATTGGGTTATGATATTTCTGGCGTTTCTGACAATTTAACCGATTACATTATTGTTGCTCCAAATTACAATTATTACGATCCTGACAACATTGAGGACTATGTGAATGGATTTAGTTCAGGTTTGCGCTATCAGTTTAACTTATCTAATGTGGGTGCACCTCAACCATCGCCGGCGCTCGTGCCGCCGTGGTCTCTATATTTTGGATCAAATTCTGCCAACACAATCTTAGATTTGTATAATCCGATTAATCTTATTTATTTGAAGTCCTCGCAGACACAAGTGGTAGGTCCAAATTTCCAAAATGAGTCTATACTTGCCAGCTTCCTTGATTATACCCAAACTATTTCAAAGGAGATTTACTTGAATCCTGCACAAGATCCCTATATGCCGATTACATCAACAACAATTTTCCAGCCATGTATCAATTACGGCGCGTCAATTATTAGCGATTCATCGACATGTACTGCATTTGGTGATACAACCGGTATTTCTGGCATAAGTTTCTTTATACCTCCTGACAATGTATTCGCAATGAATGAAATGGTATTTAAGTTCGCCTATACTGCACCTACACAGACCGTTACTCTATCCAATATTAGTCGTCAAACAAGTCCTTATTATTATTACAGTTACAATAATGTAAATCAAGGTACAACAAATGGTTACCTTTATAACAATCGCGGTTCGCCGACAGCTGGCAATTTAGGAAATGTACTTATTGATATACCAAACGGATATGTTCAAGAATATACAAACGAAAAATATCCACTGTTTAATGCATATTTAACTCTACAAGATTATACTGCGTTACAAACTCTGTTCAATGCTACACAAACGGGATTAAATTACTCTTATCCTGGAGGATTACTTTCTGTATATATGAGCGATTATGCAACTCAAACACAGTATACATTCCCTTTGACTTCACTTGCGTTTGATGGATACAATAATACTTACCAACTATACCAAGTTCATTTCTTTAACATAAATACAACAAAACCGGCAAATCCTGTATTTCCAGATGATGTATATCCTGATATCACTGCCGCAGACATTAAGTTTTTTACTCCACTATGGGATGATTGGTATCTCTGGAATCGCATAAACACAAAGATAGGTATTTTCCCTACATCTCAAATTCAAGGAGTGAGCACAGCAACATTATCGCTTTCAACCGCAACATTCACATTGACTCTAAATAAGGTCACACAGGTATGTCAAAGTGCAAATTTGAATGGTACACTTCATAGTAGAGATCCAGATTGGGGAACTTTTTACCAATATACTGTGAATACCATGTCCACACAGATATGGGCTCCTCTAACAACGAATATAAGCACGCAGTTTAATGTAATTACCGTACCCGCAGATATTCAGCCAACCTATATAGCCGGCAATACCAGTTATCCTGGATACACACTGTCAGAAAGCCAGATCTATAATTACAGCTATTTACCTCGTTCTTACGGTATTGCGCCATCTGTTGGCAATGCAGTCAATTATCCTTACGATGGTATTTCCTCATATACAGGAGATATTAGAAATTCATATACCGCTGTGCCATTTTATTATAACACAAGTACAAGCACATGGACTGTTGGTTCTTTCTACGCTCTAAGTTTTACACGAATACCGGCATTGCCGAGCAGCGGATTAGTCGGTGCGGCGCCCTATTATGGACCGCCTGGAATTTTTGCCTGGAATTCTAATAACAATGTGTTTTCGCTCTATAATGGCGATCAGCCCACATTCCAGCCGTATTATTGGATGGGCAAAGTTTCATTTGATGTGCTAGAAAATATTGCGTACAATCCTGCAACCGATTTGTCTATGTTTGGTGGATACGCAGGTCTTAGCGGCGAGTATCAGGATACAATGATGTTTTTTTACGCAAATAGCACATTGGGTCAAGACTTCAACGATATTAATTCCAAAGTGCCATATCATTGGCAGTGGGGCAATGAGAGCAATGCAAACTATGTTGCGTATGATGACCAAAGTGGTTACAATTATTTATCTTACATATACCAACAGTTCGTAACACCTGCTGTGCCAGAATATGCTATACATGTACGCGCCTACGATCCTATACCCAAGTTTAACACCGGTCTACGCATTATTGGAAAGAACTATACCGATTTTGGCAATCCTACACTTGGTGATATTGCGATTGAGATTAGCAGTCTTCAGGGTTACACACCCATAACTGACGCGATGGGTTCCGCTTTCCTAATGAGCACCATTGCTTATAATACATTGATTAGCACAAATAATGGTATACGGCTAGGTAACGGAAATAAGTTTAGTCATTATTACGCCGATTCGCTCATTAACTTTAATAATCAAATTATAACAAGTTCAATTACCTTTGGTGCAAGTTCTGGATTTAATGGACAAGTCTTTTCATTTGCCGGTTATGGAGATGCCCTGTCCCAATATACATCGTACTATAGTACAGTTCAAACAGAATATGTATTATTTACACAAATTCTTTCAACTGCGACCGGTCTACTAAACGAGTATATTATCCTTCGTTACGGAAATGTATTACCGCAATCGGTTCTACAACGAACACAATATACTGCCCCAATTCCATTTCAGTTATTATTCAATTACAATTTGCAACTGCCTTACGCAACTCAGTATGATCAATGGGGATTGGGATGGTATCTAGGATTTGCAAAACAACCCGCACCAATTTACGGACCTCGTACTCGTGTCACCTCTGATACCTTTATTCGTATTGTGCAAGACTATGTATACTTACGACTCAATCCGGCGTATAATGCGAATACACTGGCGGTATCGGCAAAGGAAGATCTCAGCCAAACGCGCGAGTCTCAAGGCATGGACACACAGTACTTTACAAAGATTATTCTTAACGATTTTGCGGGATTCAGCCGCGCAGGTGTACAGTTGGATAAGATCTTTTCACCGGTGCTCGGTAAGTACGAAGTGATTGAGTGTCAGTTGACCGATAAGAATGGTAATATTCTCAGTAACGCGGACTGTGATTACGATATGGTGATACAGATTACGGAAGTGACAAATGCGCCAACAATGGATTCCAGTTTATTAGGACCGAAGAGCAATTTGTTGGTGTATGAAAATAAATAATTCGTACACCTTAGCAAATGAATGCCACCTTGGCTGAATATTATGAGGGCGGTCCCAAGGATTGGAACGAGGTGTTTAAGGCGACCTGTATAAAATCGCACTGGGATCCTACAATGGTTGTAGAGCATGTACTTCCTACATTTCAACATGATATGGCACTAGATCCTCGTCCTTCTACACGCAATTGCTATGTTTACTACAATACATCGCCAGGCGATGCTGATGTAAAAAATTATCCTGAGATGGATAGACTCAGCGCACCGGCATATCTTAAGGGTGGTCTTCACCGACCGGCGACCTATGAAAAGCCGCAGCCGCCACAGATCGCTGATATACCCGTATTTCCGCCCGGTGGTGCCGCCAGTCTAGGATTTCCTTACAATGAGTTCAAGCCAAATACAGAGACGGATATTCTTCGTATTGATGAACCGCTCACAAAGTGTGCTGAGAAGCGTTATATACCTGCTGGAGGTATCCCGGCTCCTTCTGTACAAAGCCACAATGTGCCTGGTGTATACCAGGGCAATAGTTCAACTCTCTCACCGTTGTTGACAACCGTGTCAAAGCAGGCGGGTTGCCGTAATGAGGATGACCAGTCTGCCTGGAATCGTTCTGCTCGTCTCTTCTTCAATCCCACCAAGTACGATCGCACAATTACTGTGCCACCGAATCTATACCAGCCAACATCGCATAATGCCCTTGTGTGCCCACCATGGGGTGGCAAGAGCAGGTAAAACCGCATCTTTCACTAGGATGTCTAACATCTACCGCATCTATCCTCAATTATGGAGTGAGGGAGCATGCTGGCAAGCGCAGACTGTTTATGCTATTGATAGACAGCCTCCGCCAAATACCTTTCCAACCCAATGTAGTCGTAGACAATCGGAAGATCCCTCATATTGGTACGATAGCATGACATTTCAGCGAATTCTGCCGCCCCCGCAAGATTCAGGATTTTCCCAGACTTGCTGTTATCAATCATCATCGTGGAATGCGGTGACATGGAGAACACTGCCTCTATGGCTTTCCTATATTCAGTCCGTTGGCTATACGGTTACTACGAATTTGACGGATCTCACGCCATTTACAAGCATTTATATAAGTGGTCCTTAGCAGAATGAGCTTTCCCTTATCCATTTGGGGGATAGAGAGAAATATTAGTTTTGGTCCAGAATGTACTGGTAATATTTTAGGCAATCCTACAATTGCCATGGATGGGAATCAAAATATAATATTTGCAGTCGCGGCGATAGGAACAAATGGGACCGCATCGCCCACTTTACCGCCAGGCTATAGTCTAGCCTATAATATTGCTGTTGGTTGTGTAGACGCAAATGGAAATCTTCTATGGTATAAATTTTTTCCTCAACTCGTAGTCATTACAAATCAGACAAGTCCTACCATTGTTATAGGTAAAAACAATGATATCTATCTTGCATTTGTAACACCAGGATCTATACCAGGATACTCGAATCAATCGGGTATACCTATCTTTTGCCCTTGTGCAAATTCAGGACCCTATGATATTGTTCTTGCTCGTATAAATTACACAAATACTGATGCAACCCTTGCTTGGTGGAAACAGGATGCTGAATTTAACTCATGTTCAAGTGAAACTGTGCCAAAACTTGCCATTGATACGACGACAGGTTTACTATATGTTACACTTCAAACGAGTGGAAATGTTCTATGCTATACTCCTGTAGGGGCTCCAAATGTATTTTTAGCCTGTTTTACCTTGGCTGGACTTCTCCTATGGACAGAAGAACGCTCTACGATCAATGGGGCAGGTACAAACACAAATCCGGTTATCGTAGCCGATTTATCAGGTGGCGTATATCTCGCCTATGAAACAAATTCGACGGTGCAAGGCGGACGAACTATCACTTCACAGCAAATTGAGGTCGTAAAATTTCAAACAACATTACTTTCTCCGCCGACTGCCAATACATACTATCGCCCATGGATTCTCAGTTCAACAAACAATATTTTTGCCACAGGCGGAACCTGTTCTTCACCAACTATAACAACAGACAATAAGTATATTTATTTGGCGTTTCTAACAACGGGTAGTGTAGCTGGAAATACGCATACCCCGTCTCTTCACGACCTTGTTGTATGTACAATTACATTTGCCGGCAGTGTTGTATGGGTACGCCAAGGAACACAGTTCAATACATCGCCGTATGTGTACTATGATGCCGCAGCACCGTATATAACAACAAATCAACCGAATAATGCTCCATCATCAATCCAGCCATCTATTGTATATGTGTCCTTACAAACATATTCTGCCACTCCTACAACAGGAAACCAAAATACATTTATTTATGGATTAACATCCACAGGAGGGCAAAATACCTTTAGTATCCAAGGCTTTAACAATTTTCCTGTTGCGTACACCGGCGCACAAAGCGCATCATTTCCTACAGCCGGCGCCGGTGCATACTCTCAACTTGTATTCACCGTTACATCCGGCATCTTTTATTTATTGTTAGCAACCCAGGTACCCTTGAGTGGACAAGTCATTACAAGTAGTCTATATGATTTAGCATTAATCAAATTTATATTATACAATTATTATCCAACAATTAGCCCTTTCCAATTTATGTCAGCCGTAAAAACTATATGCAATTGTGGCGCCAATTGCTCATGCTCTACCAATGTAAATATCACACCTGATCCACCGTTTGATTTATCGGCAGTGCCTGGATTTGGATCCGCAACTATATCATTCTTTCCTGGAGCACCTGGAAATACAGTCATTGTTAACTACTCGTATTCAACAAACGGAACCACATTTACACCATTAAGTCCATCGGTATCATCGAGTCCTGTAACAATTACAGGATTGGCACATGGTACCCGTTATACCATTTATTTGAAGGCAATAGGACTCAGCGGGTTAACCAGTATTCCGTCAATCCCAGTGACAGTGACGCCGACTTAATCATCCGCTACCTTCGGCGCTAGGTAGGCAATAAAGTGGCTGCCGCTACCAAAGCGGAATGTTGCACGCAGGGGATGCGCAGGATCAAACTCAAGTTGAGTTACCGAAGACAAAGGCGCGCCGCCCTTAAGAATCATAGCAATATACTTACTGCCGTAGCGCGCCTCTACTGTATCGGCATTGAGCTCCATCTCACGGTCTTCAGTGTTCTCAAGTGTCTGCTTTACTGCACCGCTATCGCCTACTGCCGACATATGCAGCCCCTCCTCATTGAGCAGCAGCGTAATACTGTCACCAAAATGGGACACCTCCTTAACAACACAGTGAATATCGGCAGTCTTAAGAGTCACATTTGCCGCATACGACATAGGTGGCAACTCAGGAGAATCACCATCAATATCTAGTATGGGCACATCGTAGACTGCCTTTTTAGACATCTTTGTATTATAACACTCTACAATAAACTTATCTGCTTTATAAAGAAGCGTAACACTATCACCGGCACCGACAGGCATAAGAACACGCGCCAACACCGACATATTGACGCCGATAACCAGCGAATGTGCTACAGTTGCCTTAGTACAATCTGCCGCTGCTAGGAGATAATCTACAAAACCGACATGCGAAGCATCCATTCCGCTGATGCGAATACCATCGGTGCCGACACGGAGGGAAGCAATCGGTAGAAACTCTTTTAGAGCCTCTACCGATGAACGAAAGAGTACAACATCCTTAGGTACGAATTCCATCTCAGTGATTTGTTCCATATCCAACCACAGCCCATCAATTTTTTAAATGTATGTTTTACTGTTTTACTATATAAAAATTGACACTATATTACAGTATAAACGATATAACAAATGCCGCCCAAAAACAAATCCCCGTTGAGATATCCAGGCGGTAAAACACGCGCAATTGCCATTCTTGACCAATATCTTAAACAGCACTATCCAACACGAAAGACGCTCTTGTCGCCATTCTTTGGTGGCGGTAGTTTTGAACTTCATCTCGCCGCAAAGGGTTATCAAATCAAAGCCAACGATCTTTTCAAGCCCCTTTATACCTTTTGGCAGACGGTAAAGGACTCAGCGGAGGACATCAAGGACGCAGTGGAAAGCGTCATGCCGGTCACAAAGGAATACTTTCAAGAACTCCGTCAAACGATTCAAACTATGACCGACCCCTTAGAAATTGCCGCTGCGTATTATATCATTAACCGCTGTTCGTTTAGTGGCGCCACATTCTGCGGCGGATTCTCTAGGGAGGCATCTACAGGACGCCTCAATGAATCATCCCTCAGGACGCTCCAACAAACAAATTTAGAAAATGTCGTCTTCTCTAATCTGGACTGTAAGGAATTTCTTACCAATAATCCTGAAACCGCAGATACTGTTGTTTACGCCGACCCACCATACTATATTACCTCCTATATCTATGGCAAGGATGGCGATATGCATGAGGGGTTTGACCACACAGCCTTTGCCGCACAGATTAAACAGCGCCGAGACTGGATAATCAGTTATAACGATTGCCCTTATATTCGCGACCTGTATAAGGATTGCCGAATTGAAAAAGTCACCTGGTCATACGGTATGGACAATGGTAAGAAAGGGTCATCCGAGATTCTTATTCTACCTCCCATTCCAGCCGCCTAAAGGAAAAACGCTCTTATTAAGATAGGATGCCCTCGTATAAATTAGTAGAGATCCGCGTCCCTGTCGACTATGAACTACCGGACCTCTACAATCATAAAGACCTAGAAGTAAATGAAGAGGCGCTCACTCTTGGCGCATTTTTACATGAACAGATGACCTACCGACGCGCCAACGCAGATATTCAACGCTTAGAGGAGCAGAAGGCAAAAGATATTGCACGCCTCAAGGCGGATGCTGCCGCAAAACAGACAGATTTGGAACAACAAATTGCCGCAGTCCTGAACGCACAGGAAATTAAGCAACAACAACTGTTAGAAGCCCAGAAAGCAAAAGATGTCGCAATGCATGCGGGAGAAAAGGAGACGATTGTAAAGCAGCACGCTGTAAAAATCCAAGCACTTCAGGCAGATACAGTAGTTTTAGTGGACCAAAAGCGTGCGCTAGAGGCACGATGCCAGCAACTCATAGAGGATCGTGATAAGGATATTGAGATTGCGATTGAGCGTAATACTGCCAGTTTTCAACGGACGCTCGATGAAAAAGATCGATCAATTCAGCGGCTTGAACATTTAACTACATCCTTAAAGGAATCGTATAATTCGCTAACAGAAAAATTTCATCAATTTTCGGAGGAGCATCTCAAAAAGACACTCAATTCACGCAATAAGGGTGCCGAGTTTGAAAATATTCTTGCTACCAAACTCAAACATCACTACGGTGCAAATCCCAGTTTTTCATTAGTGGAGAAATCCAAGTCAAGTTCAGGGCATGAAGCGGATATATTGATGAATTGGAATAATAAATCCATTTTATGGGAGGCAAAATATTATAGCGCTGTTGTCAAAAAAACGGAGGTTGATAAATTTCAACAAGATATGAAAAGCAATTCTCATGTTAAAATTGGAATTATGATGAGTCGTTACACAACTATCACAGGAAAGGCTAATCACAGTGATGTTCATACAGAATTTGATGGTGATCAACTACATATTTATGTTAGTAACTCAGATAACCTTGGAGATAGTTTGTACGAATTACTGCCTCATCTATGGCAGTTACATTGGGAATCCATATCAAATACTGTACGGCATGAAGATGAGGAGCGCGATAAGGCTTTACGAATGATCGAGGAGTTAATTTCAACAATCGCCAAGCGTAAGACAGAATGGGTTGGCACGAAGTCAAGTTTTATGAAGGGAATTAATTGGATGTCAGATGCTATTGAGACAGATGAAGTCAAATTGAAGAAACTTTTACGATTGCTCAAATCAGGTGAAAAAGAAAAATCAACCGATTCCGTGTGGGAAAATATTTTTTTGAATACCGATGACGATACACAGATGGATGATACTATTGTATTATTGAAAAAAATTATTTGTCCGGCAAATGATAGTTCAATTATATTGAATGACCTCGTTGGAGCATTTCGAGAAATTTCGGCGGAGCCAAAACCAAGCATGGAAACCGCTAAAACACGAATTCGTGCCGTTTTGGTACCTGCAATAATTGACGCGCAAAAAGGAAAATCAATTCTAATCAATGGATTAAAATTGAATAGGGGTTAAAGAAAAAATAAGTAAATAAAGTAGGTATATTAATATGCTTAGTTTATCTAAATTGTTGTTTGTTTTTATAAGTATTTTAGGAGTTGCTGGTCAGGCAGGGACCAGCGCTGTATCACCCTCTTCTACTGTTGTAGGATCATCTATTCCGCTCCCTTCGCCGAGCTCTGTAGGTGGAGTTACTGTGACTGCCACTGCCACACGATCTCGTGTAGCCGCGACGCTTACTTCTACCGCGACAAGATCTCGTCCAGGTGCAACTGCATCCGCCACGGATACTGCTACACGCTCTCGTCCAGGTGCGACTCCGTCTGCCACGGATACCGCCACACGCTCTCGTGCTGTTGGAACACCTACTGCTACTGTAACTCGCTCTCGCCCAGTTGGGACTCCGTCTGCCACGGATACCGCCACACGCTCTCGTGCTGTTGGAACGCCTACTGCCACTGTAACTCGTTCTCGCCCAGTTGGG